TGTACGATTCCAGACGTATATAACGCCGAAAGCTGAGAAGTACGGTTGATTACATATGGATTAAAAATAGTTGGTTGAATAATATCCGCGATTTTGGTTCCTGCCATTGTGTTGGCCTCCTAGTGAATCTAATTTTTAAATAACTAACGTTACGCCCGCCGCCGCCGCTAATGACTTGGCTAGTGTCGGGTTTTCTTTCGTGATTTCCCATTGTTTAGTAAGGTTAAGCGTTTCAGGCTTCCATGGATTAACCGTATTACCTCCGCCGCCGCCCTTGTTTGGATCGGTTCCGCTATCCTTGAACCTCTTTTCGACTGCCTCTTTTACCGAAGCATCCCAAGCCAACGCGAAAGCGTCTATCCGTTTATCGGTTTCCTCTACGTTTGCACCTAGTAGGAACTCACGGAAGTTTGAAGGAAGACCTTTTTTGCCGATAACATCCACGGCGTGCAATTCAACTTCACGTCTTAGCAATGCCGCTTCACGGTCTTTAATGTCCGTTTGGGCTTTCAACAAGTCGGCGGCGGCTCTTTCTTCTTCCGTCATCTTCTCGCGTGCCAACTTGTCTAGCTCGTCCTGCTTGTCTTTCAATTGCTTAGCGTATGTAGTGCGTACTTTGTCGGTTTCGGATTGGATCATTTTCTGAATTTCTTCAAGCGTCAACGGCTTTTCTGCCGCTGTTGTCGCCTCAATCTCCGCTAGTTTCGCATCATGCGCCGCTTGGTCAATTGTCTTTGCCGCTAGGTCTGCCGCTAGAATTACCTTTGCTTGCTCTTTAAACTGTTCTAACGTGATAGTGCCCGCCGCTAGTTCTGCCTTTAACTGCTCAATTGTTTTCATTGCTTTCCATCCCCTCGAATTGAGTTACGCACATTTCTACCCACATATCCACAATTCGCCAATTTTCGACGGCATGTATCCGAAGTGTTTATATAATGTACACCCCTCATGAATTACGATTCTCGCGCCATTTGGAATAACTTAGCTGTTCTATGTCATTATATGTCGGTTTTTCTACTCTATCAACTGTATATTGCAAGAAACATCGACAATTAATATCCTCGGCGGCGGAATGCATGTGAGAAGGGGCGCGACCTCGCCCCGTTTTTCCGACAAAATCCGCGTCAACGGGTATAGTAACCCCCTCTAGCATTTTGTGATCCGCTTTATTTGTATGCCTAACGCGTTGATCTTTCGAAGTACGCCACGTTTTAAGCATCCTAACCCCTTGGTTGTCCGCTTTCTGCGCCGCTTCAATCTTCGCGCCCTCCTGTACCCTGTGCCCCTCGGTGCGTACAATCCGCATGGCCTTGGTTGCATCCCCATCTAATGCGGGTTTAAGGCGGTTCATCATGCCCGCGTATGTCTCGCCCCTAGCGAGTCCTTGCGTTATCTCGGCCTGAATGCGCCATATGATACCCTGTCGCCCTTTTTCTAGCGTGTCCTTTAGGGTTAGCCCTGCAATTGGGTTTGCAATCATCGCCCCTACTTGCTCAGGAGAGGCCGCACCGTATCCTAGTTTCTTCTTTGCGTCCATTTCGATAGCCCACGCCGATAAGTCCCATGTTTCCTCATACGTCCACCCTAGAGCGTTATATATCGTCTTATAGAGATTGCGGTAATTGAAAGAAATAGCGCTGTTGATTTCCGCCATAAACTTAGTGAGTCGATCATACTTGACCATATCGGCATAACTCAAAACGCCGTCTTTCTCGTACTTCTCATATATCCCCGACATTAAGCCTCTGATATTGGATAACGCCTCTGCGAAATGCACGGCTATTTCTGTATCCGTTTCGCTCAGTTTTTTAGAAAATGACCTATTAAGCCTATTCGTTACCTCTTCCCACTTGTCCGCCATAGATTACCCCGCCTTTTTTGCCGCTATCTGTTCCGCCGTCATAGGTGAACCATCTGGATTAACGAACTCATCAAGGTTAACGCCGCCGATTTCTTCTTTTTCAATCTCGATTTGATTCAATTCCTCGTCAACGTCATTAATAAACGATAATTGAGACAATCTAGTGCGGTTAGATACTAGGCCGCTAAGTGCTTGGGCGCTGTTGGCCTCGTCAAGAATGTTAACGGGTACGTTCCGCGTGTATTTATTCTCTAGCGTAGTCCAATCCAGTTTAACGCGCTTTTTCTCCCATGCGGACGCGATAACCTTAAACATGTAATTCGTTGCCGCATCGTGTTTACGCTCGAAATACTTTGATTTCGTTTCTAACATGAATAACTTGTACTTCATGGCGGGCGCTGTAACTTGTCCGCCGCCGAAAGCGTCCGTAAAGTTAACATGTTTTGCAAACCGTGTGATATTGGCCTCCAGACGGTCTAAATGGCTGTCAATTGCCGTTGCGTCAATGGTCTTTGTTAAGAATCGAATATCCTCATTGGAATCCGCTGTAGGGATATGGAGCGCCCCTGTCTTCTTCATCCGTTCTATCGTTGCATCGTCTGGAGCGTATCCAATGAATAGCATGTAGGCAAGTCTAAACTGCTCTATTTCGCTGTTCATGTCCGACATGGTTCTATCATATGCGTCGATCAAAGTTAGCACCTTGTCCGCGTCCCCTTGAAGCTCTGCATTATTCGGAATACCCCACATAGGGCAATAATCGAACATATGGAGCCTGTTTTGTTCTTCGACTAACGTTAGCCCCTCGGTTGAATTGTTTTTACCTACGAATGTATAGCGCTCGGTGTCCGTGTAAAATTCAACTTGTAGTTTATCTTCCCAATTCACGAAATACCTAATTGCATAATCTGGCTCACTGATTTCTAGGCGGCTGATTATTATTGCTTCCCACGGATTAACGCGCATAACCCTTTCAATACCCTCTTTGTCAATATAGGCTAGTCCCGCATCATACCCACACATTGCCGCAAACTTACAGACTTCCCCGTTCAAATCGTCAAGGCTATTAACCTTTCTAAACCTTTGAATGGTATCCACCGCGTTTTTATATTCGGATTCGCTAATAGATGATTTATCAATCTGACTAAGTACAGGAATACCGAACATGTACCCTACTTTCGTATCTACGATTTCAGAGAAAAAGTCATCACCCAAAAGGTTGTTAATCTTCTCCCCGCTAACTGGAAAGGTTCTTGAAAAGATTGGTACACCTTGCTTACTTGCCTTATAACGCTCATAGTTTAGAACCATTTGCGCGTTTTTGGGAGCATGTAGGTCAATCATTTCTTTCAGCAATTCAGCGGAAATAATGCCGCCACTGTTCTTTAATTCTGCATCTATCTTATCGGCGTACTTTTCAAGCATTCTCTAATACCTCCATGTGTTTAATTGGATTCTATTCGTAATAATCAGGGTTACGGAATGCGATACATTGCGGATTTTCGTTGTCATCCTCGTATAAGGTGAAACCCTCGTACCTTAACAGAAACTTATACGCCCTCATTCGCTTTTCATCTGCCCACGCTATTTGCATTTCTGATCTACGCCCCATAAGCGTATAACCGAACTCCCTTATGTACTTGCCCGCCTGTACCAATCCTTCTAGGCCACATTTACCTGTCAATTGGCTAGGCGTTTGCATTGGATGCGTCCCGCTGTGATACCACTTATTCGCTTCTTTCCTTCCGTTTCCGATATGCACACCAACCAACCATACATAAACAATGCCCTGACCTACTCCGCCTTTGGCCTTGGAACGTTTAAAGTAAATACTTAGCAATTGCCCGTTACTGAGTTTTCGCCTTACCCTAAGCTCTCTAGGGCGGTCTAATAACGTGTCGCCATCCTTACCCCTTTTATGTAATTGCATTTTCACGCCCCCCATGTATAGAACCTGAAATAAGCGGTTATGATAGTAGTACCTCCGCGGGGTACATATGCACAAACAATGGCGGCGCCGCCTTAGCGCTTGCAGACTACCGTTTTTCTTGCATTCGAGAATGGAACATCTTAGAGCAATCTAATATGAGTTGCCGCCGCTAGGCTAGGGAATTGCTACCCTTAGCCTTGTTTGTGTTGTTCGGTTAATTGCGTAAAGGATTGTTTCATCGCATAACTTACCTGTAACTAGGATTCGATTTATCCGTTTTAGAATCGAATGCCCTGTGTTGCTCTCTGTGTACCTTTGCAATGCTTGAACCACTGGCATAGCAGGGATTAAGGGGCGGCGCTTTCTTCTGCAATGATATGTTACGCTTAGCCGCGTTGTCATCACTACGAACCAATTCAGCCTTTCCATGCTTGCGCTCTAATTCCTTTTTGCTCATGCCGTGTACCGATTCGCAATGATTGTTTGTTAGAAGCTCTCCTGTGTGTATGCAATTCGGGTATGTGCATTTCACATGCCTAATTATAGCCATGAATTGTACACCCGCCTTTATATTTAGGTTTACTACATAAATCCTTTAACGGCCTTAACCTCGTTATTCATTTTCATGTCTTGTTCGCACGCATATCTGCACGCGTCTATAGTATGGTTGTCCTTGTCTTCTAGCTTGTTCCTGATATTGCCCTGAGCGTCTACCATGTAATCAATGCTTTCAAATTCCTTGGCAATGTTAGGCGTCCGCCTTGGATCAATGACAATCTCCACTAGGTCATCAAGCCACTTTTCCCCATACTCCACGGAACCAGCGCCCTTTTTAGCGCCTCTAATGTTGGGCATCCCAAGCCCTCTAAGCTCGTCAATGCTCTTAGGCTCCGCGCTATCCGCTATGGTTTGGTCATGGAGATAGCCCTTTTTCTTTAACCATTCGAATATTTCACGGTTCGAAGTTTTAACGGCGTAATATTCATCAAGGAAATAGAGCTTGCGTCGTGTCTTGTCGTAATGAACCCGCACGAATGCTAATGGATCGACACCGTAGCCCCAATCTAGCCCCTGACGGATATTATCGAATGTACTCATTTCATCCGAAGCTAGTCCCATTGCTACATCTGGATCTTTTGAATCCCGAATCCTACGGAATACCAAATTATTAAACGGCACTACGCCCGCCCCAATCGGTTTACCGTCATAATCCCAATCGTATTTAAGGCTATTCCCTGTGTCCTTGTTAATGGCTCCAGTAGTCCGTACCGTTTCGGCCTCTTCTAAGAAAGCCTTTGAGACATAGGGGTTATCCTTGTATGTGGAATGATGTATGTATGTGTTATCGGGTATCATATGGCTTTCATATTTCTTATTTACCCATGATTGGCGGCGCTTTGGCGGGTTATAGCTGTAATAGACCTTGTAGGCCAATCCTTCTGGCAACTCAGCACGAATAATGGAATTAACAATAGTACTTATCTCTTCCTCGGTCTTGAACTCCGCCGCCTCTTCAACCCACAACCGCGCAATAGGAAAATTACTGGCCTTGATCGACTTAATACGCTCAGGCTTATCGGCTCCCCTGAATATGATCCTATTCCCGCGTGGTAGGTATGTGATTCTAAGCGGTGAAACGTTGCAATGGAACAAATGCCCCAACTGTAGGTATTCAATCGCCCATTTCAATTGTTCATATACCGAATCCTGAAGCGTGTTGCCGACTTTCCGCACGCATAGGCCGTTAATAGGGAATTTCGCAATATCCATTATGTAATCAATTGCAATATGTGTACTCTTCGAGCTATTCCGCCCGCCCTTTAATACGTAAAAGAGTTTCTTCATTTTCCTAGCTTCCCGCCAAAACGGATGGAAAGCGGGTAATATGGCCTCACTCATTTTTAATTCGCCCATCTAATCACCTGATTCCCTTAGCATGACTAATGCCAATTCTAGGCCGTTGTACACTCCCGCTAAATATAAGTCGTTGCACTCGTTCATTTTGCTTTCTATACGCCCTAACAACTTCATTAATTCTTCTCTAGCATTGTCATGTGTTAAGTTGTTAGACACTTCGATTCATTACTCCCCAATATCGTCAATGAATACAGGTACGCCCGAAAGCGGCGGCGTTCCCTCTTGTCTATCCTTCCATGCTTGCGGCTTGCGGTTCTTCAACCATATGAATGCGGCGGCTGTATCGGGTACAACATGCTTCGTTACGGCTTTAGTGACAACTAACTCGGTTAAATACCGCATGTTCCCTAGATCATCTGTGTACATGATGAAATCGCCTCTCGCATCTCTCGCCCTTACTGTCTCGCGGGTTTCCTCTACATACGAATATCCCGTAGCTCTCTTAAATAACGATCTTTCTACGCAATAATCCGAAACCTCGCGCCCGCGTTTTAAGACCTCGGCAAATTCCCCTTGCTCTCTTTTCCACTTATAGAATGTATCTTTGCTGACTTTGAGGCTCTTGTAGATTTCCTCTTCGATTTTCCCGTCCCGTACCCATCCTTCTACCAACTCTAGTTTGCTTGGCATGTCATGAGATAACCATAAGCTCTTTCTTCCTGCTGTCGCCTTATCTGCTTCGCTCTTTGCTGTCTTCTTGCTTGTTTCTTTCTTAGGTGGTCTAGTAGGGGGTTTCTTCTTCTCTTTGCTCTCTGCGGGCTTATCTGGCGCTTCTGTGATTAACACCTTTCGGGGCTTGTTTCCTTCATAGGCTCCAATTGCTCCGCGCTTCTCCATTTCCTCTATGAGTGTTGCCGCCCTTGTGTATCCTACCTTCATTATTCTTTGTAATAGGCTTACACTTGCTTGCTTCCACTCTATAACGATCTTTACGGCCTCGTTGTACTGTTGTTCGTCTACTGGCTTAGTCATTATCTGACCCCCTCACAACGTTAATAGCGACAATTAGGAATAATATGGCGAATGCTACGAGTATCCACATTAGTTAGTCCCCTTAATGTCCTGTATTATCATGCTTGCTAGGCTTCTGGCCTCTTCTTGTCGCCTATGGAATGTTGAATAACGTATTAACAATGTTAACACTTCGTTATAGTCCGTGTTGTCACCCATTAGGCAAGTAGATAACCTCAGTCTAGGAATGGCTAGAATGATAGTTCCATATGTGCCACCCATCCAATAAACGCCTAGTCCGCCCTCATAGTCGAATGCTTCGTATGTCTTGTTCCCGTATATCTTTGGTATTTCCTTTATTTTTGTCAGTATCAACGCCGCCTTTCGTGTACATGTTTAAAAATAGGCTCTTTAATAGCTCGTTTTTCGCCTTTTCAAAGTGTTCACTTACTAGACGCTCTATTATTTCGTACTGTAAGGCGTCTACTGTCTTATCTAGCTCTTTGGCTGTATATGTCGTTGTGTACTTGGCGGGCGTTACGTTTAATTCTGGATCATCTATACACGCCTTATGTCCTTTGACACCTCTGGACGCATTCATCCAAACATATTCAGGCGGTTTGACCTGTTCTTTGCATATGTCGCATTGTTTGCTCTTGATTTCGCATACCATGCATAACCCCTCACTCGGGCATTTCGCTTCCCATTCTCCGCATTTCCTACACTTCATTCGCTCGTTTCCCCCTTGTTATAAGAAAAGCCCTTTGGCGCTGTGCCTAGGGCTTTTGGTGTCATGTGTCTGGAGCCGTATCGGAGCCGCAACCTACTTCACAGGTTCCCCGCCTGCTTTTCTGTCCGCGTCCTTACTGGCTCCACTCTTGTTTCATTGGGTATGTTCGGGTTAATCCCTTATGATGCGGGTATGTGGCGGGATGAATTATCAACTAGACATCGTGCCGCATAAGCCGCGCCTCTTGGCGGCCTCCGCTTGGGATTACCTGTAACTATCCTCATATTTCCATAATAACGGCATAATTCGACAATATCAATCATTTTTAGACAAATAAGAGGCTACCCGTTAGGATAGCCCCTCTTTGGAGCCTCATGCCTGCTACCTCGTTCTCTATATCCTTTTTCATCCTATCCACTCCTTAGCCTCTTCTAGTGAACATGCTTCCCATTCTGCCGATCTGTACCCCTTGCCATACGCCCATTCTTCCGCCGTATAAATCTTGAATACTGGCATTTGTGCGGTTGTGTCCGTTTCTTCTAGGATCTTATACCCCTTGTAGATTACTGGCTTATTTGCCATCTCCATGACCTCCCTGATATTTTATTCCGTACCCTTCAATCCTTGCGATTTCCTGCGCCATCATATTTCTTTTTGAATGCTCGAACATACTCCCTTCATGCCTTGTGCCCTTATATGATTCTATTTTGTCTAAGCAAAATTTAATTGTTTCTTTCGCGTTTTCAATATCGCGTAACTTAGCTTTGTTACTCTCTTTCTCGCTCCACTCTTTGAAAGCGTTAACTGACTTGTGACCCATGCACCAAAAACACACGCCATTCTGCACAACTTCATGTTTAATATATCCTTTTCCTTTGCACTTACCACATACTCCGTCTTTATCGTGTTTCATTCGCTCGTTACCCCCGTTTATTACTTTGTCAGATAGGCTCCACGTTCAACGCTAGGCTACTTTCGCACTGTTCCGCGACTCTTTCGCCTGTTCCTTTACTCGCGGGGCTTGTCCCGTTCACCCGAAAGCCGTTTTTAACCATATCGCCTACCTGATAAATAGAATTATACTCTCATGTGTTCACTTTGTAAACACTTATTTTCATGGGTAAAAGAAAAAGCCCTCTAGGGGCTTATATACTTCGTTTTATTTTATTCACTATGCGGCACTTGCCCGCGTCCTCGTCCTGCAATACCTCGATAATACCCAATGGAGCTAACATGATTAGGGGTACAATGATAGCGCCGCCGCCATAAACCGCATAGTCCAAGTAAATCATGGAAATACACCCCGCCTCTGTGTTACTATGGAGAGGTCAAGGGACTCCACTCCCTCAACCTCTATGTAATTAAAACTTATCCGTGCTTGCGTTGTGCCACTATCTTCACTTGGTACTCGTAGGCGCGTTCTTCGTCTTGCGTCAATGCGTATTTTTCAACGACTGCCTGAGACTCTTCTTTGAATTGAGCTAGAGAAATCTTTCCTAGCGCTTTGCGATCTCGGATAACTCTTAAAACATGCTCCCGCTTTTGCAACTTATTAAATGCGTCCATTGCTACTTTTTCCACTTCGTCACCCCCTCACAAGAAATATTGTACCATGATAGTGTTCAATATGTAAACACTTATTTTTATATATAACGTTATATGTGATAAAAAGCCCCGTTTATAGGGGCTTCAAGCTACTTTTTAGGTTTTATATATCTCCCTTCGCTATCGTAGTTATCGGGATTGGCGGCGGGTATGTCCCAACCAAACATAGAACCCGACATCATCGCCGTTGCCTGCGCCTTAGTTACCCCTAAATCCTCGTTTAACTTGTCCGCCGTTGCTTGACCGTACCACGGCATATTTCCTTCTCGGGTAGGACTATAACCACTAACTCCCCTGTGAACTCCCACAACCTCATTTGTAGTGCTTAAAACCACGAAACAAAATTCAGGTAATCTCCCCATTTCACTCAACACGTCATAACCCCTTTCTCCGCCCCTCGTTGGGCTTGCAATTGATCCCTGATTCCTAATAGTTCCTCATACTGCCCTGCCGCCTTTTGGATCGCGCAATACGCAATGAAATCGTTCGGGTTAAGTGATTCCATAATGAGAGCTAACCCGTCTAACATGGCCTGTATAGCCGTTATTAAGGTATCCTCTTCTGATATGAAGTTAATCTTAATTGTGATCGTCTTTTCTTGAACTGTAACCATCCCCAAAACCCCTAACGTTATATGATTATGGGGCGGTTTCAGCACCGCCCCATCTATCCAATTTTAAAGCGTTACTAATGCCGCATATCTTGCGTAGCTGTATCCTTGTGGATCAACTATGATCATTTCGTTAGACTTGGCTGTGATGACTCCCACGCATTTCCTGAAAGAATACTTTTTCCATATTTCTTTTTCGTGTGAATCCCATTGGTGCGGCTCGTTTTGGAACATGTGCGGCTCATGGTCTTCCGCGTTTATGTTTATTCCACCCTTATCCTTTAACCAATCCTTGTCATGGCTTAGACCATACCCGAATTTCCAGTATTCGTCCTCGGATAGCACTACAATTTCATTAACCATGTAGCGCGTTTTGTTCCCTTCGTTACAACTTGCGGCGCGTAACTCCCCAATGTTACCCGCCTTACTAACGAAACTAGCTGTTAATACCTGTCCAATACATTTAACTGTTTGCATTCTGCTCGTTGCCTCCTTGAATTAGCTTACTACCTCATTATACATATAGGTGTTTATTTTTTAAACACCTAATTTATTAACTAACGTTATGAGAAGTGAAAAAGGGGGCTAATGCGCCCCTTAATCGACTTTATCGAACATCATACAATCGGAGTAGTTACCTAAAATTCGGACTTTGTACCGTTCTCCGTCGATTATGACAGTTTCACCGTTTTTAAGTGGTTTCATCGTATTCATTCTATCTCTGTGCGCCCTCTCCTCTTCGGTGTATGTGGCTTGAATGCATATACCTGATTGCATCCCCCAATAAATACCGTCACCCGCTTTATGATAGTCACGTTCTAAACTAACGTCACCGCGTACCCTTTCAACCGTGAATTTGTTTGTATAGTCCCAAGTGTGTGCCGATACCTTTAATTCTCTCATTTATGACGCCTCCGTTTGTTTTATTGACTTGATATTTCATATTATAGCCATAAGTGTTCACTTTGTAAACACCTAATTTTAATCAAATAAAAAAGCCCGCTTAGGGGCTTAGTTTCTTATTGCGTGTATAATCTCAAATTCAATACCATTATTCAGCCTTTCCAATTGCTTTGAAGCGAAATATATATCTATAGCGTTCCATATAAATAGCGTAGCCCATCCTAATATAATAAGCCCTATCGCCTTCTCATAGTCCCGCGTGTAGAACCTGTGACCGCCTACAACCCCTAGAAACAACCATAGCAAAACCAAAATTATTAGATTCTTCTTATGTCTGTTAAACTCATGATTTAAAAGTGATAACTGATTATGGTCTAGGCTCTTTTTAACTAATAAAACGTTGATTTCAATTGTCTTGATTTCCGTTCTTGTCTTCGCTCGTTGTTTCGCTCCCTGCTTTACCTTCGCCCCTAATAAATTCATGTCATTTCCTCCACTTGGTTTTTTATTCCATACGTTTCGTGCTTATCTCGGTTTCACTTGATTCTCTAAATACGAAACATAATCTAATAACTCGCCGCCCGCATCCCAAAACGTTCCAACCCTATGTACTGCTGTTGGGCGTATGCCCTGCAATTGATTAACCTTTGTCACGTTTTTGTATTCCTTTGGGTTAAAATCATTCTTTCTTAACCATTCCTCAAACTGTATTGCGCTCCCCGCAATAACTATATTCAAATCCCGTACCCGCCTTTTCTGAAATCCTCTTTGATAAGTTTGTTTAATCCCTGTTTGTAAGCTAATAGTCTTTCGTATCGTCTAGCCCGCCTAGGTTTGCTCTTGTCGCTGTGTAATACCAATTTACGTGTATAGAACTGAATGCGCCGCGTTAACTCTCCTAGGCCGTTCCTGCGGCCTCTGATGATGGCCTTTTCACCCATGAATGAACCTCCCCATAATATTATATCGCTGTTAGCGATAATATACCACGGGTAAGGCTCATTTACTAGCTTAATCTCTGTCAATTACCCTTTGGATTCTGGATAAATTTTCACGGGCTTTAATTGCAATTTGTAACACTTCTCGCAATGGTCTGAAATTATTTTACCGTGTCCACAAAAAATGCATTTACTTTTCTTCAATCAATTCACCACTCTTTCAGCTTTCGGATAGTTTGAAATTCGCCTCTTCTTTTTTGCGCTTCATTAATTCGAGATACTTCTTGTATGCTTCGCTCTTATGTTGAGTGAAACTCAAGCCTTTGCACCAGTAGTCATTTCTTAGGAGAGATTTACAAATCCTTCTCCATGATGGTACGTCCCGTTTTGCTTCCATTTGATAATCAGCTTCGTCGGGTATTCCTTCTTCATATCCGCGTTTTTCCCACCACTGATTGAAAATGAAAATTTTGTTTTCGTAATGTTCTTTCGTTTTAGGCGGCATGGAGTTAATTAGCAGGGTTGCGAAACTCTTCCACGTGTGTCCTTTGGGCTTCGTTATTTTTCGATAACCGTTAACGTTACCCCATTCCTGCATGTATAAAGATCCGCCATTCGCCCCGTTAACTCTAGCCACAACCCTTGACCATGTTTCAGGTTCTATAAGATGGAATAACCATAGTCCGCGCCTTTGATCGTCACCGTATGGCTGACATATACGCATTTGACTAGGCGTTAGCCCTGCAAGGTGCATGTAGTCATAAAGTCTATTGTGTTCTCTATCCTTATTTTTCGCATGATAAATCCAAATGTCATCTGTTCTCCAATCGTAAATAGGATAAACGTTGAACACGTTTGGCGTCACTGACGTTGTATACTGTTTTTCGTCCTTTGTAATTTTCGTTTTACTTGCTATCGTTCTCCAACGATTTAAACTTTCATCCGTTCGGATACCTACGAAACAAGCACATGATTTTCCTTGTGAATACCATTCACCGAACTTAGGTACGAACTCTTCAAATTCCATACCTTTCACAAAAAAATCAAAATAGTTAACGTCACTTATCGCACACTCTGGCATGTCTCTGATCCAAGCATCTTTCTTTTCTTCATCCCAACATAGCCAATGCGGTTCATATACACTCACGGCGTTTCTGAGGTGTATTGGTAGGCATACCCAATACACCTCAATGTACTCTTTGTATCGTTCAATCGACTTCAAGGCGTGGTCTATAGTGAGCTTGTATTGCCCTTCCAAGTCTACAAGTAGTAATCCTATTTTTTGCTTTCGTTTGATCGCTTCATCCATTACTAGGTGAAGCATAACTGTGCTATCTTTTCCCGCGCTAAAAGATAAATAAATTCTTTCAAAGTTATTGAACGTCCATGTTATGCGCTTTCTCGCGGCTTCTAATACGTTTACGCCTAGCCCTTTTTTCACTTTGTACCTCCGTTAGTGTGTGTATATGATTTTCCCAGTACAGTATTGCTTCATCTGCCTTTGCATTCGCTTCATCCTGCTGTTCTTGTGTTAGGTGATGCCACGCCAATCTAGTGATATGTTCAGGGCATTTTATAGCCATACAAGTAGCGGCGTGACCTACCCACGCCTGTCTATTCATTCCCCTGTAAGACATATTATGTTCACATGAATACTTCCAAGACGAGACAACTTTCATCATCCATGAACCGTATAATTCCGCATTTCCAGTAAATTCGATAGCCTTTTTCAAAAGTTCTTCTGACTCTTCTTTAGCCGTGTTTCTCCACATGCCATTATGAAAGTCTTCCCATAGGTGATAAGGATGATAAATGCGTTTCACTCTTCCGTTACCTCCAAGCTATCATCTTCGTTGATCGAATCAACTTCCCACGCTTCCGAGAACTCTCTATCTGTGAACATTTCCGCTAGACCAGTTATTTGAGTTAACCGCAAAACTTCATCTGCATCCATTCCTAGATTGTTGGCAATCTTATCATCTGACCAGTTTCGGCGTTTTAGTTCGATAACAATATCTGACATAGCTTCAACTCTATGTTTTCCTCTGGCTCTATTGTGGCGAATTGTCGAAGCCATTCTATCCCCTAAATCTTCACGCTCACCGTTAATGACTGTTACAGGCAAATACCCCTGAACGCGAGAATTAACAATCTTACTCTCTTTTCCCACTCTATGCCTATGAAATCCGTCTACAACCTCGTAAACATCATCACGTTGCCATGAAACGATTGGTTGAGTGTATCCATCCTGAGTAATCGAATTTTCGAGCAATTTCATCTCTGGCGGCGCTACGCTGTTAGGGTTATAATCATTGGCGCATACTTCCGTGTTTTTAACCCATATAACGCAATCCACAGGCTCCGTTTTAAACGGGCTGTGTTCTTTCAGAAGAATTTTTATTGCATTTATCGTGCTTACCTTTTCATCAAGTTCCATCAAAGAAATAACTTTCAATTTATCGGAAATTTCCGATAGCAAATTATTTTGTTTTTCGTTCATTTAATTTTCTACCGCCATTCTTATGATTTTATTAATAGCTTCCTCTTGGGTTTCACCTACAACAAAAAAAGAAATACCGTTCTTTTTCGCAGAACATTCCCAACCGTGTTTCTTTTCGCATAACTCAAATGATTCGGGGTTGAACTCGGATATTATTCTTTGTATCCCTGTACACATTGTAATTTGTCACCTCGCCAGTGTTTATAATTATTGATTATACATAATAGTGTTCAAAATGTAAACACTTAATATTAATCCCCAATAACAGGTCTATTAACTGGCACGTATTCAACCTTAACGCGTTTCTTCA